TTTCATTTTTGATAGGTCAAAGGTTTGATTACCCCCCTCCATGACATACCCATGACACTACTATGACAATAATATGACATAAGTACTATTCCATGACACAAATATGACACGTGTCATAGTAATGTCACGAAGCTAAATAAGGACGTCTAAGGGCTTGGATCGATCCCATTGGTATGAATACACCATTAATGTATTTGAATGCGTTAGAACGGCTTAAAATAGCTTATATCAATCAATGGTATATTGTTACCATATCTTTGCAGCCCTAAAAAAAAGGGCACAAAAAAACCCCTTACCGATTAAGTAAGGGGTTGACTGTGTGTGTGTGTTAGCTCCTACCTTGGGCGCTGTTCATCTGTTGACTTCATTAAGCCAACAATTAACACGATTAACAAAGCATACATAGTTAACTAACTTGATGGTAATATAAGGAGGTCCTTAAGAAGTGTACCCAATCAATTTCCGTGTAGTATTCCATGTTCTCGAATTCATTAGCGGTTAACTTGTTAGTACGATACTTTGCGGTTGTTCTGTTTTTGTTGTCTTGTTTTCGTATGGTGTAAGTACGCTTACTGTAATTTGCTTTTGTGCTTATCATGTTATTTTATTTATATTGTTATTTAGTGTATTGATATACTTTATTTTCTTTTAACCATTCGCCTTCGTGTATAATAAAACCCGAATAATTACTTATCTTATTTTTATTCAGATAGTCAATAGATAAATTAATTAACGTATCTAGATTATACCTGCCGTCAAACATAATGTTTGCAAAACTTCCACAATTAGAAACGTGTACAGGCTTATCTAATTTTATAAACTTATTTGCTTTATAACAATACTTTTTTGTTTTTAAACTTGTAAATTCAACCCAGTTTTTCATAATGTTATTTTTTTTTAGTTTTAAAAATTATTGTATATCAATTCTTCTCCGTATATGTATGCGAGCATATTTACAATTTTTTCAGTATTGTCGTAATCGGTTGTACTTTCTCCGAAATTGTCAATCTCATATTGTCTGCAAATAGATGCACCTTCTAATTCTCCTATAGAGTGCTTTTTAAGCCACTCCGACGATTGATAATAACCAATGATATAATAATCTTGATTAAAAGCAAGATAGTGCCAATCCTCCCTGTTTTCATCTGTTAATACTTGTTCTGAAATAAGATCTAAAACGTAGGAAGTCAATTCTTTTTTAATACTGTAATTCATAATTTTTTTATTTGTTAGCACAAAGGAAGTATAAAAAAACCATAAAAAAAAGTAACCAATTTACCAAAATTAGACAACACCAAGCCACCCCACACCCAAAAAAATAAACACCGCCCTATAGTCAAAATCCTTCTAATTTTTGGCATCTGTCTAATTTTTCGATATAATTTACAAAAAAAAAGACTCCCTGTGGAGTCAATCAAAAAAAATATTTCTAAAAAAAAATCCTACGCAAAAACCTTGTGTGGAATCTACGTAGGATAAAAAAATATATATGGAACATTATTTACAACTACCGTGGCTGCAAACACATAACTAATCCTCACCCATATCACATAGATGATCTTCTACTGATTCGGTTAGGTGTCTGTGCAACTTAATAGCAGTAGTATTATTAACTTCTGCAAATTCTTTTATTAGGTCTGTGAGATGGATACACAAACCTTTATACGATATCTTAGATGCTGATTGAGCAGCGGTGTAATCGTCATTGATTGCTATTATGGCATAGTGCTTAAATTCGCTACCTATTATATCTGTAGCTGCCTCAAATGCTACTTGCTGACTCTGTGTTAATTCTATCGACATACTTGTATTACTTTTAGTTGAATAATTGCAATTATTTTTAAAACAAAAAACCCATTTCTGAAAATCCCATTTGAAAAAAAAATATTTTTCTGAAAAAAAAGGTTTTTGCTAATTTACCTCTACTCCCGAATCTTCGATATCTATCCAATCTCTATGTGGAATACCGACTCTCCTTCTTCCTAAGAATGTCCAAGTGTTGTTGACTTGCTCCTCGCCTTGCCTTAACAGATACAAGTCCAACTGCTTGGCTGCACCTCTTGGGGTGTGGTCAATAAATCTGATAGGGTTATTATATTCCTCAACACCTACCCTCGCCTCGTATATAACTGCACCGTACTTAGACTTCCGCTTGTATACCTTGCGATACTCGGTAGGTTCATTTGTCCACTCACTCTTTCTAAATATCATTTGCTTCTTCCTAAACTATCCATACCACCCAAGTTACTACCACCTACTTGCTTTTTCATAACGTGGCTGCACTCGCTGCATTTGATAATCTCATTATGTTTGCGTACCCAATGCTCTGCTGCATGGTTGCAGTTGGTACATTGGAAATCGAATGTCGGCATTAGAACGGCAATGACTTATCTTCCTCAGTCACCTCTTCAGTTACCTCTACCTTAGATACCTTCCACGCTTTAATGTTTGTGTACCACTTACCATTGTACTCTCTGCTACTGACATCTATCTCACAATCTAACGTATCGCCTATGTTAAATGACTCTGCTTTAGATACATTGTCCTTCCATAAGTCAATGGCTACATCCTTTGGATACTGCTCGTTGGTTGTGATTACGATCGTTTGTTTCTTCCACTCACCGTTGTTACCTTGACCTGTGACAACGTCTAATTTGTGAGTTAATTTTCCTTTTAAATTCATAGTTACAAATATATTAATTATTGTTCTTGTTCCTCAGAATGTGTATAAGTCTTAATCACCTTCTCAGATATCTCATGACCTTCAGCAATTCTCTTACCTAAACCTAATGCCTCTTCTAAGCTATCTATTTGTCCATCACCTATGAATGGCTCAAACCCATTGATGGTGTATCTCAACTTATAAAATGAGTCATTCGTTGCCTTAATTGTGTATTCTATCACGTCTACTTTCATCTTATACTCTTTAATAGTTTAATGTAACTTTCACTCTCAGCATATCCTTGCCGCTCCAAAAATTCATAGTAATCACCGCCTTTGTAGTTAACATCTTGGAATGCCTTGTAGTGCATCACCGAATACTTCCACGTTGGAAAGACTAGGTGTGAACGGTTCTTGATACCCTTAATGTGATAGGTATGCTCATATCTACCACTCGGCTCAACCTTAAAGCCAAACAAGTTGTTCGACTCCTTGCATATATTGCTCTTCAAATGGTTAGTCTCGGCTATCATTTGAGCGTAGACCACGTTTGGGTGCTTTATGTCGCATTCTTTTATGAAAGACAACACATTGCACTCCGTGAGTGGTGTTGTGTCTTGTAGCGGCAAATAAAGGGTATCTACGACTTGAATGTAGTCGCACATCTCTTCGTTATTTGGATGCCACACCATCGCTATAGTGTTGAGCATCAAAATTGGTATTAATAAGTATTTCATGATCCTTTAAATATTTCTACTTTAAATCCTAGTTCTTCTAATTCTTTTATGCGATACTTTTGCAGCGGAGACAGTCTACCTATCTTAGTCTTTATCTCACTAAACAAGATGCTACCATCTCCTTTGATGGCCAATAGGTCGGGTATTCCGTTCTTATTGGTCTGAACCAACTTAATGACGTAATAGCCTTCAGCCTCTAGCTGCTTAATCCGCTTTGCTTGTATCGCTTGTTCTTTCATTTATTAAATTGAGAATAAATCCCTTTTAATTGTTTTTTCATTACCTTCAATATAATATCTTGTATATGGATTATTTGTATTATCTCTCACACCATTATTTAGCAAATTTCTTCTAATAAAATGAGCAGTTCCATTAAGTCTTACTTTTGGATTAACATTAAAGGCTATTTCTTTTTTGTCTACAATACCATTTTCTATGTTTTCAATCCAAGCTTCACTATCTTTTGGTGTTCCTTTTGTGTCGTGCCAATTGTCTTTTAAAGCAGTTTTTAACTGTAATTGAAAAATAAAATCATGTTCAATTATTTTACGATCATATACTTTTGGTAGGTTCATCAATAAACTTTGAAACTCTGATTTATTAGTAAAACTACCACCATTGTTTTCCCCTATTACTTTTTCTATCATATCGTGCTTAAAATAAAGTAACGGTCTACCTTTTAATGTGCTATCTTGTGCTGATAAATTCCAAGTAGTATAACCATCTATGAAACACAAAGAGGCGTAGCATTTCTCCATCAAATAGGCATAATCTGTATATTTTAAAGATTTCACTTTAAATCTTTCGTCTACTACATCACAACTTTCATCTGTTACCCAAATTAAATATTCATCAGACAAATCTTTGGTATATTCTAATAGATTTTTGACACCACTACTTTTTGCCCACCTGTGATTGAAAACTAATATTTTTTTATTAGGTAACTCAAAAGGTGTTGGTTCAACATCTAATCTACCACTTAAAGGCATTTCGTATGTTTTAGATATTAAATCAGATATATCTAGATTTTTGAAATTACTTTTTAGGTAGTCTAAACTTTTAGGAGAGTGTATGAAATTTGCATCCAATATGTGCATACTTTCCAATTGTCTCATATAAAAACTAGGGCAACCGCTTACGCTTCCCCTGCTTTCTTTGCAGTCAATCCAATGATAAAAACCAAAATACTTGGGGCTTTCATAATATCTATTAGTACTAAACCATTGATGTATATTGTAAGTTAATTCTGGTTGGTGATTAAACACAAAATCAATATCACACCTTGTGAAGTCAAATTTTATATTTCTATAATCAAACATACCTCTGTTTAGTTGTACGCTCTTGGGATAATTGTACTTTAAAAAAGTTATATTCCTACCTCTTAAATCTATATTATGCCTTAATGGTGCTAATATGTAGTGGTGGCAATTAGGTAGCCATTTTATAGTCTTCTCTGCTACCTTCCAATTAGCATCAGCTTGAGCATTAAATGTGTCACCATCCCATTTAACAGGTGATAGTACGTGTAAAATTCTGAAATTCTCCATTACTTACTATTAGTTTTTTTCATATCTTCAAATATAACTATTTATTTCTAAAGTGTGACAAGGTGTAGTTTTTCTTGCTCTTCACCGCCTCATAAATGTCTCTTTCAATACCACCTTTGCTAAACACCCAGTACACATCCGAATGCACCCTATCTTTTGTTGTCATTCTGTCTCTGCTCTGCCAATACGATGTTGCACTAAAGTCAATGTTGTAATACACCAACGCATCTGCCTCACGCAAACTAATACCCTCACGACCACTTACTATCTGCAAAGCAATAGACTTATTTGACCCATTAAACTCCTCTAACGTTGTACACAAGTCATCACCATATATTTCTTTGAGTGCATCCAATTCTGCGGTGAACTTATAAAAGATACCTATCTTTTTATCTCGGAAGTAGTGTCTGATATACTTCGCTTTTGAGTAGTCAAGTACCGCTCTATTGCCTGACTCAAACTTTATCGTCCCCGAATAAAGTTGATGCAATTTCATCATAAGTTTAACAGGTGTATCCGCTAAGATTACTTCATCTATACCATCTACGACCAAGTCCTTTCTTAACTCGTCCGCTATCAAATAAGTCTCTTCATCTAACTCAACTTCTAACACGTGTTCAACTGTGTTGACCTTGAACCCTGCCTCTGCTTGGGTATAAGACAACGTATATCTCTTCATCATATCAGTAATAGACTTCTTACCTTTTGAGTAATCGTTACTAACAAAACCGTTGAAATGTCTCTTCTTAACGTCTACATAATCCTTCGCAAACTTATAAAAGTTAGCGTACCGTTTAAACGGATTGTTTGGTATGCCATAGACCTGGTGATACATCTGTGAGTATGACTCAGGTGTAGGTGTTCCGCTTAATAGAACCACCAACGGATCGTACTGCTCTATAAACATCTTAACCATCTTAGCCCTCTTACTCGGCTTTGGGAACGCTCCCATGCCATGTGCCTCGTCTAAGATTAAGAAATCAAATGAACCTTTAATCTTGTGCATCGACTCGTAGTTGATAACAACCAAATCGAAGTCAAAACCAAAGTTGAAATAATCGTCTTCGATACTACTGATTGCTTTTTTCTTGGTTAAAAATAGGACTCTTTTAGCACCCACTCGCTGCGCTACCGATAAAGATGTTAATGTCTTACCAGTTCGCACCTCCATCGCAAGGTAAACAAACCTAAATGCACCTATTACTTCAGATGCCTTATTAACTATTTCTTCTTGATATTCTCTTAATTTCATTGCTTTAAATTTCTTGTAACTGTCTTTCGTGAGATGCCCAACACTTCTGCTATTTTGGTATTCGTTGCATCAGGGAAGTTCTTGATGATGATTGCTATTAAGTCCTTGTTTGGTTTCTCTTTATGCTTTGCGGCAAACTCCGCTAATTTGTCTGAGTTTATATTCTCAAGTTTGTTGATTTTAGCCATAGATATGAAGTAGTTACTCAACTCACCTGCTTGAACCATTGAGTCTTCACTTATTTCATTAGGCACAAACCCCTGCAAGATGTCATTAATGAATTGCAGCAATAGAGCAAATCTTGGCACGTATGTTAACTGTTTCGCAAACATCCCTTTGTTGCTACTCAATTCATCTTCGCTATTTTGTAGGTCAACCAATCTTCTGTTGATTCTCTTAAACTCATCCCTTGACTCATCAGTCAAATTCAATATCTTAGGTTCACCATCTATCATGGATGTATCAACGTAGTTTTTTACACTAATTATCCTATCTCTGTAAGCATCCATCATCTCTTGGTCTAAGTCATCGTCTGACAAATACTGTGCTTGTTTCTTTGGGTCGCAAAATAACATCCTATCCATAAACCCATTTGATTGATTTTCGCTCGTCTGAAAGTCTCTAAATATGCTTGGCTGAATACCACCTAAGATTGGAATGAATGGATTCTCAACAAAGGCATCATCGGCAGTCTTTCTGTTTAACACAATACTATCACCACTCCACGCAGATAGATAACGCTCTTTATCTGAACCATCACGATACTTGTTCATGTCCTTAAACCAACCTGCTAACTCATCCTTGAAGACACCTATAGACTTAGGGTTGTTTGCATGGATATCTATCAATGATTCAATGGTAATATCATCGACTATGAATTGACTTTTCTTAGGTGGCTTAATCTTCTCGGAATGCTTCTTGTCTTCCTTGTCCATTTGTTCGTACTCTGAGAACTCCTTTTGTCTCTTGATGTATGTTTTTATCTCATGACTATTTAAGTCCAATAGAGGCTTTAAAATTAGCTTAATATCGGGTGTTTTACCAACACCCGCATCGCCTATGACGCTTATCCATAAAATAGGGCTATCAACCCAACCATTCTTAACTCTAACTTTCATAGAGTTGCCAACGATAACAGATATTAGCCACAGAAACGATACGCTCATAAAATCAATGGATGCGTTAAGTTTCTTGTTGCACTCTAAGATGTAGTTCTGTATTTCGGATGGAAATATATGCAATGGGAATGATAAGTTCTGTGGTATCTCTATTGGCTCATCTACCACCACCTCATTTATGACCCTATCACCATAGCCATCTGCATACGCTTGTTTAGCTGCTGCGCTATAGTCACCACGATGGTATTTGTAAGCGTAAACATCGAAAGAGTTAAGTGGTTGTTCGTGAGGGTAGATTGTGCCTGTTGAGAATAAGAACATCTTGTCGGTGTCATTGTAGATGTGTCCAGAGTAGAATGACTCTGCACCTTTTCGTTTTATCATCACCGATCTTGATAGTCTTCTGACGATATCAAACTCATCGGAGCAGATATCCCAAATAGTATTCTTGTTAGCGAAGTCCTCCCATGACTTTAATCCATCTGTTTTTTGTTGAACCTTTTTGTTAAACTTAGGTTTAACCACTTCGCCCTCGTGGTGATACATCTTTGAGATATCCCAAATCAACTTCCGTTCTTCCTTAGTGATGTAATGTATCTGATGATACTGTAACCCTTGAATCACATCGTAGATATAAACAAAACCACCTACACCTCTTGACTCAATCAAAGCCTCAGATGCTCCTTTTGGCTTTGCTATCTTGGTTGCTCCACAAATTTCTTCGCATCTGTAGATTAAATGATATCCTCCACTTTGGGTTTCAACTAAGCTAACCTTGCTCCACAAGTCAATGATGTGATTCTCAAGCAAACCAAAGTATTCATCTACAAAAATATTCTTCTCCTTTTGTGTATTTAAAACTTTAGTGTCAACATCTATTGCTTCGACATCTCCATACCCTGTTATTAGAGCAAATGATACTGCATCGTCATACCATTTATCTACTTGTTCTTTAGTGGCAATTTTACTTTGGTATGCCTTCCAACTACCATTAGGTTTTTGTTGTCCATCCTTTTGGATAATTGGAAATACACTTAGGTTGTGGTCTAGTAGATTTCTGTAAAATGTTGCCTTATGTTTTTTTAGTCTTTTCATTAATTTTTTATGTTAAAATGTCCCATGTCCCACTCAATGTCCCACCCAATGTCCCACCCTTTTTCGGCTTGTAACCCTTGCTATCATTGGGTTTGTTGCAAAATGTCCCACATGTCCCACTACTTTTGAAAAACATAATTTAATATGAAATGTATTTCTATTTTTATAGGGTGGGACATGGGACATTGGGACATTTAATCTATCATGGATAGTATTTTGTTGGTTGCTCTGAGATATGCAGGGTAGCATTCTGTTAGATTCTCCCAGTTGTAGTTGCCGTTAATCACCGTCGAGTGATCACGACCTCCAAAAAACCGACCAATGGATTTTAAAGTCCCCATGTTGCGACTGTACAATATGTAACCTGCACATGAGCGTATCTCAACTAATTCACGCTTTCGTGACCGACCCTTCACATCTTCAATCGTATAGTTGGTTGCGTTCTTTTCGTTTAACACCAACATGGTGGCATCTAAGACTTGTTCAAATGTCATTTTTCTCTTTTTATTTCGTTCTTCTTTAATTTGCAAATTAACTCTCACCATATCGTATCCTGGATATAAATATGGGCTGCCGTAGTTAGTACTCATTGTCAATGTTTTTGAAGTAATTCTCTAAGTCCATAATTTTGTTGATGAAGTCGTACTTAGTGTTGAACACCTTGCAAGTCTCCTTACTAAAAGCGTTTAACTCAGTCTGCGCTGACTCACGATTGACTCGTCTAATCTCTTCACGCTCATGCGCCTCACCATCGGCATCGGTTAATGAGCCATTAGCTGCGAATAACTCCTTCTCTAACTCTTTTATTTTCATCTCAATCTGCTGACAACTGTAGTCAACAAACCCTGCGTATTTGTTATAATCCATAACGTTTTTTTAATTCTTTAGATGTTTTAATAATTTTTCTGAATTTCCACCATTTTAGCTTAAGGTAGTAGTCTATTAGTTTAAAGTTGCTCATTTGTCTCTCTTAATTCTATCTTTTACCGCCTTATTAATCTCCTTTGCGCCTTGTCGCATTGTCTCCTTTTGGTTCTCTAACAACTCGCCAATAGCACGTTTTAAGTCGGAGTGACTATAGCTATCAATCCTTGCGCTAAGTTCTCTGTATGCCCCTGTATCATCTGCCCACACCGAAGTATCTAACAAGTCTGCTGCACGTTGTCTAAGTCTTTCTAAGTCCTCACGCATTTGCTCACCATCATCGTCTAAAGACTGAAGTGATAAAATTGTGATTAACGTATAACGTCTAAAGTAGGTTACGGCTGACCCCATTTTCTGTGGGTCTGTTATGTTAGGCAATTCCATCTGACTTTCCATCATCTCACCAGATTCAACATGATGTATTTGTGTGGTCACCTTGCCCTCTAAAACTGGCTGCACCAATAGTAAACCATGCTTATGAAGTATCGGCTCAACTTCCGCTAAAAGGTCATTGATGTCTGAGTACTTCGACTTAAAGAATGGGTTCTCCGACTTCTTTACAATTGGGTTGATTTCTTTTTTTGCCTTCAACAAGGCTTTTAATAAGTTCTTCATAATTTTTCTAATATTTGTTCAAATTTAACCATCGCCTCATAGTTGACGTCACCATCGGCATTCAATTCTATTAATGTTTGTGCCATCCCATCCATTGCTTTTTGGATTGACATCAAGTCTTTACGCATCTGTGGTAGATATATATGTGTCACCGCAAATGGCAAGTCAGCCTCAATGCATCGCTTCAATGCCCAATGTTGCATCATTATCTCATCGGTATCTACTTCGTATTCAAATTGAATAACGTCTCGTGGATCGCCTTCGTCATTAGTGACTAACTTGTCCATCGTAAACTCGTTTAAGTTCTCCTCTTCGATTAACTCACGATACATTTCCGTTAAGATTCGTAACTCATATTCGATTGGGTCATCTTTGAATGACACATCTACCAACGTCCAATTATCATAAACCTCAATCCAACTAAATTCTGCCTTATTAATCGCTTGTCTGATTTCCAATTCAGTTTTGATTTTCATAACGTGTCTATTAATGCCTCAAATTTATATAAAGTTGGTTCGTCTGTGATTTTACCGCTCAAGAAGTATTCAAACCTTACTCTTTCCTGTGCGCTTTTGCTGCTATGATATAACTGGCTAAACATATCAAATACCTCTGCCTTTTCCATCCGTGCTGCCTTCATCCATGCCTTGCATTTCAGAAGTCTGGCGTTGTAGTCGTAATTTTTAATACTGCTTTTTAACCTTATTGTTCCCATCTTATAAAATATTTATATCGTTTCTTGTGTAATTACCACTAAACTTAAACTCTTTAAAAACGTCTAATGGTATCGAACAACTATCATTTAAAATTTTAACCATACATCCTATAGAATTTGTTAATACTGTACTAACTCTAACCCTATCTGCTTCAACTTTATTAACAAAATAAACGTTTCCACTTATTTCATTATAGTATATCCCTTTTATTTCTTTTTGGTCTTTTGCTTTCATATCTCTTTGTATTTGATAGAGCAAACTAACAACAAATAATCCGAATAAAAAAATTTATTTTATTTTTTTTCTTCAAGTCGCATTGGTACTGCGATTGCAGTCACTCCATCCAACACAACACCGCAGCCGATAGCTGACTTTTTACCGCCTTTAGCGTAATGCATTGCATATGAACTATCATCTACACCACAGCCAACGGCTAAACCAAATACTCTCGTGTTCGATCCAACGTGGTAATGCACATATAGATCAGTATGATAATGCCCAGTGACTGTCGATTGCATATCTCTAACACAAGCGGTCTTAGCTTTACCACTTCCATCACCATGCGTATACCTAACACCATCTAAGTAGTAATCCATCATAAATGTCCATCCTGGGACTTGCAACACCTCAGATATGTCACGAATCCACTCAGCAGGGATTCCACTTGTCTGCGCCTTTCTCATCACCATTCTATCATGGTTACCCCAAAGCACCACCGCTTTTGGGAATGCCTTATAGTAAGGTGCTATCCTTTTAATTGCTAACGCTAACTCATCACCACCACCTAAACCATTTGGACTTGTCTCATGAAAGCTTCCAAAATGGTTATCAATTATATCACCAATACAGACAACTTTGTTACAGTTAAAACGCTGATAGGTTTCAACACAATGGTTCAAATAACTATTTAAATTAAATGGTGAGTGTATGTCACCTATCACCAACACTCTATTGCTCTTTGAATTAAAGTAATCGTGATTAACTTTCTTCTTACCACTTAGACGTGGTCTACTTTGTTTTGCCATATTGTTGTAAATAAAAAAGCCCCAAAAGCGGCTCAAGGCTCTTGGGGCTAGAAATTTAGATTTTTATGTTAAACATATTGTAATGCAAATATAACTATTACCACCTTGCTTTTGTGCCACGAACGTCAAAATGTGTAAAAGTATCATATGCGCATAAACCGCCCTGAGTCATTTTTCCAACGCTTATTAGGTGTTCAATAGCGGTTTTAACCTCGACTGAAGTGTAACCCTTCACAACTATGTCTGCCGCTTGTGCGGTTAAGTGTTTAGACTTTGATGCACCTTTGACGATGTACTTGTTGTAGTGCCATGTTCGATAACCGCTATTGATGGTTATAGGGGCATTTAAATACGTTCTAAGGGCTTGTAAGTTATGTGCTAGTAGTAACACATTTAAAACGTATTTCGATGGCACAAGTGTGTTGCTTTTGTCGTTACACCGAAATTCATCAATGTGGAAGTTATTCGTCAGTTGACCTTTTATCATATTCTTTTTTCAATTCCAATTCTTTTCGACGGTTGTCTAAGTCGATACCCTTATTAATTTTGATTTTACCTACTATTCTAATAATCGTGTAAATTAAACCACTTAGTATCAAAAAAGTAGTTAGGACTTCATCTAAGTCGGCTATCCAAGACATAATCCCCCCGCTCACCGTTAAAAAAACCGTAATGTCGTGTTGCATATTTCTTAACTGATTAATCATATCATCCCATCTTTAAAGTCATCTTGTCCTCGCTTAATTGCTTTACGCATCAGCGTGAAGTCAAAGTGTGCGCTATTCCAATCCATGTGTCTTGCATGATGAACTGTCGCATCTGTCACCGCATCTATGTCATCCATCTTAATCTCATATCTTATATCGTTAAATAAATTCAAAGCTAACTTCATCCAACTATCTGCTTTGTTGCTCACAGGCTGCTCTGATTGCTTCGAGTGGGCTAACCAAATTTCTATCTCTTCGTAGCTTCCGACCAAATCAGTAGGGACAGGGTCTAATACACCGCCATCTACGTGCTGCTGACCATTCACCACAACTGGTTTGGCAAAGAATGGAATAGCTGCGCTGCTCACAACGTGTTCAACAAAACGGTTGTAAGTCATGTCATCTCTAAGAATAGATGTATACATCGTACCACTCTTTTTAAAGTCAACGTTTTTGCTTGTTACGATTACGTTTATTCTACGCTTACGCAACTCGTCAAAATGTCTCTCCTTGAAATATCGTCTAATCTTTGATCGCAATGCAGGTGTGATATCATACATATAGTTGGTATCTCTTTTTATCATGCGAATGACCGAACCAATCATGAACAACTTGTTTAATTTTCCATTGCGTTTGAATGGTGAGAATCTACCATACATCTCGCGATTGTCTGTATTTGAGTATTCGTGTATTAAGTAATCGTAAAACTTTGGGTCAATTCTACCCAATGCTAAAAATAGGGCTATCAATGCCCCTGTACTTGTGCCTATAAACGCATCGTATTGTGGTCGCTTACTTGTTAGTACCCCAACCAAATACGCTCCCCATGCTGCGCCACCTGCAAATATCCCTGCTTTCTTCACTTCCTTTGTCCTATTATGTTGTAACCCTTTAACTTATCTTCTACCATCTCAACTGTGTAATTAGCCTTAAACCATTTACTGTATTCAAAGTTACCGTTGTAGTCTACTTGTTTGATGCGATAAATATTCGCACCGTCAAGTGGTTGGTTATCCCAAAACTCATAAATTGTAGTAACCCAAGTAGTACCACGACCTTTCATTGAGCCGACTGAATCCCAACCATGTGCGAAGTACTTTTCGATGATGAATTTATCATTGTCTAACTCCATTGCCGTTGACCATTTGACCTCTATTTCTTGTCCCTTGACGTTGGCTGAAAAACCCAACCATGTAACTGGCAATGGTATATCTTCATGGCAATGGTATTCGGTATGTCTTCCACATTTGATATCTATTTTCGTGGCAACCATCGTGCTATCTACACCTTTCGTGTTGCTAAAATACAACGTCTGGCCAACCAAGCTATCCAAAGGCATATCATTATACTTTTTCTTCCTAACATGGATATTCACATTGTCAATGCCTGACAAGTCAAATGTTGTGTCGTAGGTTAAAATAATTTGGCTATCATTCACAATAGCCGTAAGTGGACAGTCATCGTGCGATTGTCCGTAACACCATACAGATGCTATTAATAAAATAGTGGTTAAAGTTGTTTTCATTTTCTTGCGTTACGCTCTTTTATTGTTTTAGTTGCGTGACATGAGCGACAAAGAGTTTGTAGGTTATCCAAATCTTCGTTGTACTTCTCATAGTTAGCGTTATCTTTTCTTGCGTGTATATGGTCAACTTGGTTTCCCTCATTAGTCAAACCCATTCTCTCGCATTCTTTACAAAGATACATATCTCTTTCTAATATTTGCCTCCTAATTCCTCTCCAATACTTAGATTGTAGATACTTTATATCAGCCGTCCTCATTGGGTCTGCTACTCTCTTTTTGTGTTCGGGAGTTTCAGGTATCCACCAAGGTTTAAAATGTTTTCTCTCGTCACTCATTATGTTACTATATTGCCCTCTATTTGCCATGTAGTACTTCCATCTGTGTAGTACAAAAACCCATCTCCAGGATTTCTTATCTCATTACCACCATCTCCAAATCCACCACTCGCAGGAGAAGTAGTATTCGATGTTACCAATTGGTCAAATCTACCCTTACCTGTTTCTATTAGATCGGTCATTTTTTGCGCCACAATATAACCTGCCAACACATCTATGTCTTGCGAATCAATAGTTATAGAGGTCGCAGGTGTTGGTTGGTCACCATTCACCACAACTGTACCTATAGTCCTTAGATTTACGGGGTGTAATATGGCAAGATTATCACCATTAAATATAGCCTTACCAAGTGCATCTATCGATAGACTTGTGGTTGTCCCTGTGGAATTTGTATCAATAGTGCCAAGTTCATTGATTAGAACGTAATCCCTTGTCCACTTATCTTTATCGTACACATTCTTTTTAGGTAGCCCTATCTTATCATTTCCACGATATACATAACCATCCCCATCTTCTGCCTCTACTGATAATGCGCTCTTGTGTTGGACGAACTGAATCCATTCTCCGTTAAACTCATCGGTACGGCAATCTAACGTACCGCCATTAAAGAAGTACGTATCTGAATCATAGTAATAAACCTCGTTAAATCTTGGCATTTGTGGAGTGCCAACTACTAATGATTCGGGTACTTTGATAGTACCTTGCAAAACAGGTATAGGTCTGTCTTGTAGACTCATTGTTTCCAAACAAAGCGTTTTAGTTAATTCTACATCTGTTGTATACCCTGCATCCCACACTTCACTAAAAACCCATGTTGTACCCGTGCTGTTTACTTCAAAAGTATTTTTACTACTAAAACCTTGTGATATATCACTTAACCTCGGTGTGCCGTAATCAACAGTTTTACTATTTTGTGTTCTTGGGTTTATTACCTTAAACTGCGATTCTTGTATTATTTCATTATCTGTAAGTAGTGTGATGTTTATTGGATGTATAGATACCGTGTTGTCAAACACCCCAAAGTTAGATGTGTACTCCACATCTAATGTGCATCCCGTTTGAATTGATACGGGAAACTCAGGTGTCAAAACTCTTATGTACATCAAGCCTGTTCGATATAAAGTTGTTAAATCTACTGTTCTTGATACCACATCTGTAGGTGTGCCACTTGTCCACTCTACAATATCGGGAGTGGCTGCATCAGATTTTAACCTATACGAACCTGCTTCCAATGTCATCTTTATATCAACTGTACTCCCCGTAAACTGTTGGAAGTCAGATAGCATTAATCTTAATTCTATATTTAGCGTATTGCCACTACCTGTACCACCTTTTAGTGTACCCAACTCAACATCTTGGGACATGGGACTTGTAGATGTTGTTAAGTCAATTATGCCACCGCCTGACTGCGCTATAGATGCTCTTGGAACACTATCTAATCGAATTTCTTGCAAAGGTGTTAAATAAGTCCATCGGCAGTCACCTAATCTCTGCCATTGCGAACCCTCTGTCTGTCGTGGGCTTACTGTTTGATAACTTAGAACGCTCAAAGTTTTAGATATACTTCTTTCATTGTAGCTTGATGTGCTGAAATTTCGCACTTGCTGAATGTAGTAACTACCTCCCGACATAAACATCCTACAACTAAAGATAGTCAGTATGCTATTGATAACCTCTGCACACGTATAAGGTCTGTACTCAGGTACTGTTATACTTGTAGTTCCACCTGCGTGTGTTCTTGATATATTTCTTTCTCCTATTACTTCATCTGTAACAAATAAATATCTATCGCATCGTGTCTTTAAAAGTGGGCTGACACTTGTGCCAGTTACTGTTATCTGCGTGTCATAGAACTCGCATGACTCCTTAAAGTAAGCATCTGTACCTCCCCAATATTGACTAAGGTCGTTATATTCCAATGCCTCAAAGATGTAATCCAACATCGTGTTTTGTGCTGGGTTTAAATCTGTTGTCGCAAAATCAAATTCAATGTCCGCAAGTCTACCAATACCATCTATTGCCGTAATGGTTAATAGTCTTGGCTTCGGCATATCTTCCCAACTAACTTGGTCAACCAAGATAACACCGCACCACTCTAAGTTATTTTGCTTTTTAACTACTAACTTAAATTGATCTTCATTACCTGCGACAAGGTTAGCTATAAACGTGTCAACCTCTGCGCTATCATTTACAAGCGTAAAACTGCATCTACTTGCTTTCAAGGCTTCCATTATCGTATCGCCTTGTGATTCGTAACTGATTTTCAAATCATTGGTTATAACCGCTTTCGTTGTGCCACCAAAAGATTCGTTGTAAATCTCAATATCGTAGCTACCGCCATTGTCTGAGTAAAATTCGCTTGATAGTTGTACTCCCATTATTTACGTCTTGTTCTTTCTACTGTATTGTGTTGTCTGTTGCTGCTTAATAAAATGTCGTTGCCATACACAACTGTTTCTAAGACAACAACGTTCTGACCACTACCATAATTGTTGCTGCTATTCAATTGACTTGAGTATCCACCATCTAAACCGCCACCGCCATTTGCCTCCAAAGCCTTCTCTTCTTTTCTTTTGATGTGCTGCTTGATTGCACCACCTAATCCAACCATAATCGCACCTGCTGCTATCATGGCATGGCTAGGCGCACCTGTTTCTATAACCAACTTAGCCGTGCCATAAGCCATCATCATTGCTCCCAATTTGCTTATAAATTCACCGAAACTCTTCAATATATTATCTGCCCATCTATCGATAGCTTGAGTACTTCCGTTCAACTCTTGACCGATTGCATCTATTAATCCAACTACTTGTTCAGTCACGAAACTTTGTATCATCCCCGCCATATTTTCCATGGTGTCCTTTAGCCTCTGCTCTGCATCTGTCAAATTCTCAGTCAACCCATTTGTAGTCTCGTAATCTAATTTGGCGATGGCTAATTGTATAGCTGATACGTCCTTGCCGTACTTCTCATATATTGCGAGTTTTTTGTCAAGATAATCTTGGTCGTTCTTTAAATTACCTGCCTCTAACTCATCTTTTGTTTTTGCGGTTTCGAGCAACTTGGCTTCCGTTTCATTAGCCAACTTATCAAGAGCAGCCATCTCTTGGTCGAATCTCTCCTCCTTCTTCTTTTTGTTGTAGTCGTTGGTTATTTGAGCGACCTCTTGGTCTATCCTAATCTGTTCTGCTGCTAATAGTTTCTCACGTTGGATTTTTAAATCGTCACCTTTATTTTCTTCTTCTATTTCCCTCTTCTTGATTTCAGAATGGAACTTAGCGGTTTCTATTAGTCGCTTCTTCTCGTTTTTTCCATTCTCTATCTCCATCAACCTTAATTGGTCTGCCCACTTTAAGCGTTTCTTGGCTAATTTCTCCTCATCTTCTTCCGTACCTGTTGGGTCAAACTTACTTGTCTCAATGTCAACTTCGGGTTGATTCGTTAACACCGCACCCTCTTTCGCTAATAGTTTTATGTTGTCCTCTATGGCATAACCCTTCGCTTTTAGTAAGTCTACTTGTTTTTGATATTCTTGATTAACATCTGTTACATTTTTATCTTCTTGGTATGGAGAATCATCGGTGGTGGTGGTTTCTATTGCCTCTACATTGATTTCACGACCCGCATACCCATCTTCACGCAAGTCATTATTCTCTTTTTGTTTGGAGGCTACCGCAGCAAGTTGGTCTTCCTCTGCCTTTGCGATTGCAATATTATTCTGTATTTGCGCTTCAAATTGTTCAGCTAACAGTTTATTTGCTGCTTGTGCTTTAGCCTTTTTGCGCAACACCCCAATGTACGTCTCAATACTACTCGTTACTTTCTTTGTGTTTACATTCTCAAGTGTTATACCCTTTATGTAATCAGGGTTGATATTATTTAACTTCTTTATGGCACTTAGTCTAAACCTCTTCGCTTTTGTCTCATCTCGTGCTACGGATAGTAATTCTTTGACTCTAAAAACTTCCTTTTGTATCAACCCAACGGTACGTTTAGATAACTCCCTACTCGCATCTAAAACTACATTTTCCTTCCTTACCGCCTCTGCTCTATCCTTCCGAGCCTTCGTGACTCTGTATATTAAAGTACCCAAAAGAGTGAGTCCACCTATAAGTAAACCAAGTGGACCAAGTGAACCCGTTATGGCAACTCCCATCGAATTAAGTACGGGTACTAATGAGGCTACCGCCATGTTTATACTACCCAATACCAATAGCAGCGGTCCAGCCACGGTGAGTAACCCCGCCACTACACCAATAAATTTCTTACTACCATCGCTAAGATTAACAAACCAATCTGATAGCTTTATAATTCGTTGAGTGAATTTTGTTATCATAGGGGTTAAAGATGTACCGATATCTATAGCAACACCCTCTAACGCTGACTTCATTCTTAATAATGCCCCATTTAACGTGTTGTCCATTATCTTAGCCATCGCTTTTGCTGCACCATCTGAGTTAGCAAAACTTTTAGTCATTTTGTCTATCTCATCTACGTTGTCAGCTATAATCGTAGCTACTGTTGCACCACGCTTACCAAACAACTCCATCGCTAATGATAGCGGATTGGTGCTTGATTTCAGCTGCTTCATTGCATCTGCCCAACTCAAACCATTCTCAGCTAAGTCAAGGTATATGTTCCTCAACGAAACACCCGATGTACCCGCATCTACACCCCTATCTGTAAGTATCCCCAATATGGATGCTGCTTCTTCTAATGATACGTTAGCTTTGTTCGCTACGGGCGCAACCACCGCCATAGCAGTACTAAACTTATGTAAGTCTAATGCACTACTTGAAAACGACTTCGCCATGACATCGGCTACGTGACCCGAATCTTGAGCAGTTAAGTTAAAGCCCTTGATCGTAGCTGCAACAGTTGTAGCTGAATCTGACAAGTCTTCACCCGTGGCTAAAGCCAAGTCTAATATAGATGCCGTAGCTGCCTTTATCTCAGTAGGGTCGAATCCTAACTTCGATAGATTTAACTGCAAAGATGCTACTTGCGATGCCGTATACCTCGTGGTTCGACCCAAATCAAGTGCATTTTTATTAAGCATCTCAAACTGCTTACCCGTAGCACCTGAGATAGCCTTCACTTTAGCCATCGCTTGTTCAAACTCAGCGGTTGTCTTTGTGGCAGCTAATCCAACACCCACCAATGGTAGGGTTAGAGACTTACTCATAGATGTACCTAATCGTTTCAACTTCCTACCTTGCTTACGCAGAGTTCGTTGAACCTTTTTTATCTCAGATGTAAACATCTTCGAGTCTGCACCTATCTTTATGTTTATGGTATTCTTCTTGTTAGCCATCTATAAACTTTAACTTGCCCTTTGGGTATTTCTCCATAATTTTTTTGTTCTCAGTCAATATGTCTTCGACTGTAGTACTCTTCTCCCAACTAAACTTAACCAAATCCATTGGTTTTTTTAGTTGTTTGCGCACTTCATTGCTTGTAGACCACCAACTCACGAATCGGTGTTGCTCCCAACTCTCTCTGCTACCTTGTTCAGACCTTGTCAACATCCCATCGACAGTTAGCCCAAACTCTCTTGGAGTTAGGTCGTAGTAATTTGAGATTCCCCAATACGCTGCGCTACGTACAAGGGAATCCCAATAATCTACTTTTTTTCGGTATCGGAACTTTCGGATTCTTCACCGTTAATAATTTTCATCTCCTCTGCTATCGCATCTCCAATAGTGTTCAAACCCGAAAAGTCATCATCAAGCAAATCTTCAAAATCCTCTAATGAAATAGAGTCTTTGCTATCGCTAAATTTATAACCTGCGTTTACACCATTTTTGCCAAAGATAGCTAAGTGTGAAAAATCTAAGTTATCCATAGTATGTATAGATAACCCTGTCTCTGCTAAAGAACCCTTTAATGCTCTGTAGCTTAATCTGAATGGTAATTTCTTACCGTTTATAGTGATGTTTCTCATGATTATGTTATAGTCGCTTTAGTTGGATCACCTGTTGATTGGAATGATACTGATACCGATACCACATCATTCGCAGGATTACTCTTTGTTGCAGATGTTACATACGCAGAAGATGTGTATTTCTCATCACCTATTTCTCCCGACATATCCACTACAGTCAACGCAGTACCGTTTAACCACGCAGTATAAATTTGCTCAAACCCTTGTGCTGAATCATTATCAAACAAGAACTCAGCGTTAAAACTGTTACTTCTAAGTCCTGGAATGATTTCAGTCGCTCCCGAACTATCTTTTGTTGTTACATCAATTGAACTCATTTCAATTGAAAAATCACTACTCCTACCAAGTGATATAAGGTCTGTGCCTATATATAACCCAATGGTATTTCCATTAATTACTCCACTACTTACTGCCATCTTTTTCTAATTTTTTAGTTGTTTTTATTGTTTTGTTTTCTTCGTTAGCCTTTGCTTCGGCAGCTAACTTCGCCTTTAATCCTGAGTTCTTTGGACTACCAAAGTGTCCATCTTCTGCCAAGACTTCAAAATCCTTATAACTGTGACCCTTTGAGGTCTCAATTATCCGACCTGCCTTTAGCACTTTGCCTTGTGCGGTCTTGTGGTTTTTAGTTAATCTAATTATCATTTATGTGTTCTTAATCGTTATAACATATCCTTGTGATACATGGTGACTATTATGGTCAGGTATGTACCCTCTATAATCCTCTCCATCAAACAAAGTCTCATCTATATTGAAACCTGTAAAAACTCCCTTGCTTCTGTTCAAAGCAGCCTTCACTAAGTCAGCTATAGTAGCTGCCTCTTTATATTTACTTGCAAATATGTCAACTTCAAAATTGCATATTTGCCAAAACTCCAACCCCTTTGTGTTATCGGGTGAAGTGTATGACCTTGAGTAAATCAGGCATGGGTTGGGTGTATCTTGAGGTGCATTACCTGCGAACATACTTGTAGCTGGTAAGACATCTGTCAAGTCCGTGTTCCCACTTAATATACTATATACTGCTTGTTCTATTATCATCTTACTTCAAATCCCAATCTTGTTGCGTTCTTCTTTATATACTTACTAACGGCATCTGTCGTTGAGGAGGATATTGTCCCACTTACTTGTGAGAATGCCTTCTCTACATAGTCGTTTCTTCCATCCTTTATTCTTCTTGTACCCTTTTGTACAAAGTATCCATAGTACCCCGAACCTACCGCCTTCTTTACTTGCGCCCCTGTGAAAACCGCAGGGAAATTTCTACTCTTTCCTGTGAACTTCTTTATACTTCGCTTTAAGTTTCCAGGCTTAAACTTAATGGAGTTATCTCTATGGTAAGTAATGGTTCGCCGCACACCCTTTGCATTGGGTTTTATTATTGGCGCATTCTCCTTTAAAGCCTTAGTTGCAGGGTGTATTTGTCTTCTAAATATCTTCAACATCTCTTGTCGCTTCAAAGAGTCATCCAGCTCTTTAAGTGACCACAAAACGTCTTCTATACCCTCTATCTCTATCTCCATTAATACTTAGCCGTACAAGTTATCTCTTGTGATTCTCTGAATCCTAATTCCTTTATAATCATTATGTCGTACTGAACTGAGTTCAATTCTAATACGTGATCTTGGGTTAAACCCGATATGTAGTATGCAGTCTTAAAGATAGTTGTGGTTGTAGCCGTGTCTCTCAACTGCTCCATACCCTCTCTACCTGACATATCTCTTTTAGACATATATACCTTTGCTAACTCTGTGTAGCTAATTGTGTTACCACCAATATCATCTTTGGTGTTAGTTACTGACTTAACAGTTACGTAGTGTGGATATAAACCTCTATCCATCATTGTGCAAAGTCTCTTAGTGTTATGTTTCTGATAATGGCTCTTGCTGAGTTTGGAATAACTACTTCGTGTACATTCACACCCAATGTCATTGAGTTTCTTGTATTGAAGAAATCTGCCACAAGTATGTTTACCAACTGTAGAATAGAGTCATCTACCTTGTAGTAATCTAAGTACCCACATTTAAAAGCCACCTCTATATTGTCATAAGGGTTGTCTCTCAAAGATGGTGTATTCTCAAAATGAATCCGTGCAAAATTCCCATTTAAGCTAACATAGTAATCAGTATCTTCTACCATGGTCTGTAAATTACCATCTATATCGTAGTATTTAATCGATGTTATCTCAGTAATTGGGTTTCGCTTAATAACTAAATCTGTTTGCCATTTATCTAAGTATGCAGTATAAGATGCACTCTGCACGTATCGCCAAGTTTCTTGTGCAATAAAGTCCACCGCAGCATTGATGTATGTCTCAATGAGTCCATTTTCCTCATCGTATCCATTGACTCTCAAATGCTCCTTTACTATCTGTAATGGGACTGCCGTTCCGCTTGGTTTTTGTGTTCTTATTACTCTCATACTCTTAAAAAAAGGTTGGGTTCATGCCGAAACACTCCCCCAACCATCACTAACTCACTTTTTCTTTTTTATTGCTTTTACTTCTGTTGCAAATCCCTTACCAATAAGTTCTTCGCCAACCTTGTCAGATACCTCTACCTCTTGGTGCTTATAGGCATTGATACCAAACTGAAACAAAGCGTTTATAGCTTTAATTTTCATTAGGCTGTAAGTGAAGTAAACTTAGTAAATGCAGCACCTTGCACTAATGACCAATCCACGTTAGAGTTTACAACCAGTCTTACTTGGTCATTACCTGCTACTGTGTAAGGGTCTACCAAGATGTTTAGACCGCCCCAACGTCCAAAATGAACTCTTGAGAAGTCTCCAAAGATTGCATCTCCTGAAGTACCTGCTACCTTTGTGTTTCCTGTGCTAAAGAATGCATTCATTCCGTTAATTGTGTATTGGTTATATCCACCGCTTGTTACTGTTGGAGAAATACCTGCTACATTAACACCTGCTAAAATATCAGCGATTAACTCAGTTGAACCAACATAAGAGTGGTTACCTGTCAATCCATGATCGTTTGCAACCGTTTTCAAAGCCGCTAAGTAATCTTTAGCTACCGAAGTACCGTAAGCGTATGTCGCTGCTTCTGTGAATGTCAATACTCCTGAAGTTGCCGCTAACGATGCAGGTGCATTTGTTACACTTGCAGTTGAGAACATTGCAGTATTAATCAATTCTGCTTCTGAACGTCCCAAGTCTGTCATTACTGCATTCATAGCTGCATTACCATTTTGCGCTAAAACTCGGTTAGATACATCAACATAACCTGTCAATCTCACTGGCGCAAGAGTGTCTTTTGTGAAGTTTGCTCCACCGTCCGCTGCGCTGCTATTCTCAGAAGTAGACCATGATAAAGTTTGCTTAGCCGTTACAGGTAACTTCATGTCACCCATTAAACCGTTGTACACATTGATTCCTGGAATATTTGCATAAACTGCATTCTCACGAAGTGCATCGCTATACGCTCCAACTGTTACAGGCTGAATAGCCGAAGTAGCTTGGTCGATGTCCGTTCTTTTTTCCATGAATTTAGATGGGATAACGATACGCATTCCACCTGACTCAATACCTGCATTTCGGGCTTCGTTGATTCCCTCTTGAATCATCTCTTTCTCTGCTCCGTTTAATTGACCATTGCTTGTCAATGAACGAACCGCTTTAGCCATGTCAAATGACTCAGAAAGTTGCTTCTCTTCTTTGTTTGTCGATTGAACCGAACCACCTGCACGTTTTGCTGCTGCTAATGTAGCACTCTCACGCTTTTCAGTTGACTCAATTTCGTTTCCTAATGCTTCCATTCTTTCGATTAATTCATCGAATTTTGTCGCATCTTCTTGGGTCATTTCTGTACCCTCGTACTTATTTCTAAGTGTAAGAATTTCGCCATCAACTAGACCGCGATCTTCTCTTAATTGTTTACTTGATTTCATATTTTACTTCGTAAATGTTTATATTTAAGTTCTTTGTCTAAGACACTAACCATCTTAGGCTTTTTTTCTTCTTTAATGTTTTCTAAGTCACGCTTTGCAACCGAGGTGTCGGGATATGCAGGTGTCGTTACTGGCCCAAGTTCAATAAGCCTATCAACTTGTGTGATAACACGCTCATCTACATCTTCGCCTTCTGTCCACGTTGAGCCATTCTTGGCTACTGTGAACATAAAACTTGACCCTTTGACGTTGCCATTCCTAACATTTTCTAACAAGTCATTCCCTGCCGTTGTTTTAGGTGCTTCAAAGCTATATTTTAGCCCTCTTTCGTCCACTTCCAACTTCAATGTGTCGCTATCTGCTCTCGCTAAAACGTTGTCGAAGTTGTGGTTGAATGTTGCTATCACGTTCGACATATCTACGTTGTCAAACGAACTGCGCTCCATCTTCTCTTTAAACCACCCTAAGTTGTGTGACCATCGGTTAAAAACTGCACCATAGCCTTCTATTGTACGGCTCTCCTCGCCATCCTCATTCATTCGGATTTCTATAGAACCCTCTAAGGTTCTCCGTTCTTGATTATTCATTTTCTATTCCTTTATTTTTATCTAAAACTGTATCTAAATTTTCGTAAGGTATTTGATTGTTTGTGCTTATCATGTAATCATCTATACCTCCTGGTAAGTCCTCGTAGTTACGTGCCTCATTCGGCTTCAACCAACTGTTTTGTATGCCTTGGGCATAGAACGCAGAACGTGTTGCCATATCCCCTCTCATCAAACCATTGACGTTATACCTCCATTTGTAGGTGTTACGTTGATCGGTTCTGACCAACTTCTTATTCTCTGCCTCAAACTTATGTACGTAACTCATTATCGTGTATTGAACAAACTGTGTGTTGGTGTTCTCAACGTTATTATACTTAGCATCTCCCATCTCATTTATTAAGTGAGTAGGTATGCCCAATATCGTTGCTATTTCGCTCTTCTGAAACCTTCTTGACTCTATGTATTGAGCATCTTGGTTAGACATCATAATGGGCACATACTCTTGCCCTGCATCTAACACGGGTGTTCCCATATTGGATGCGCCTGAATTACTTCTACCCCAACTTTCTTTTAAAGACTTCTTTACCTCTAAAGTCAAGCTTCCATCTACTTTTAGATAACCATTTGACAAAAACCCTTTGTCGTAGCTATTCTTGCCATACTCTTGAGCGGAAACAGTAGCCCCTAAACTAACTGCGTGTGCCCTTATTGGATTAACACCCATGTACGCATCGTGGCTCAAGCCTTTAATGTGATACATATCCTCATAAAGCACCTCTATTGTGTCATCTATCTCATAGACAACTGCATTGCCATAGACCTTTATTTTAACTTTATCGGGGTGTATTGGTGTTAAATGTGTCGGATTATTATTTGAATCTCTATGTATAATAGAATAACCGTTACCGTAATTTAACACAGACTGCATAATGTAGTCATGCCATGCGTAGGAATCTAAGTTGTCATTAACCATATCTGTAATTATAGGTACAGATGGCATATCATAAACCGACTCTCTATCTTCCGAGTCCATTTTAATCAAATGCTTTGGCAACCCTGCCACAATATTTGATAGTACTTGCGTACCTCTCCACCATGAGGCAATCCCACTAACACTTTCGGTATTGACACCACTTGAACTGAATCCCAAACCATGAGCAAAATCGTAGTATGGGTTAGCCCCAATGCTTCGTTTATCCGCTCTCTTTATGTCAAAACCAAATATCTTCATTACTTTAGTTTGTTGTTTAATCCACGTATACCATCTTTTGACATCATAGTCAATTGGTAGGGTTTTTTATCGTCCGCTAACTCCAAGTTTTCATCTATAAGAATACCATTCCAATATTCAATATTACCATCAGATATAGTTAGTGCAACTTGATCGCCTTTCAAAACATACTCAATAAGTTCATCTACTTCATTTGAGTCGTTTAGTACATTTATATAACATTGTGCTAATTCCAAACACTCAACTATATCTGTACCCGAAGACATCAATGTTATTTCATGACCAAGTATATTGACCCCTTTTAGTGCCTTACCATTCGCATTTAAAATGTATTTGTATTTGTTCTCTTTCATTAACTGTAAGGTATTGCTGAACCACCACTAATTGCTGATATAAAAGGTACTATATAATCTTCAATCATCACTTTAAAATCTTATATTAACTGAATTGTAATTTTGTAAAATCTCATCAGCAGTTAATTCCCTATCATATCTCATTAAAACATAAGTATTGCCATCTCCATATCTTGTTCCAGTATCATCTTTACCTGAAAACCAACTTCCAGTTATAGGTGTAGCACCTCTTGTAATCGTTGCGGTTGAAGTTGCTACTTCAACTCCATCTACATATACTTTATGACTATTGCTACCATTTGTAGTATAAGCATAACAATGAGGAATTGTAATATCCGTAATTGTTTCAGTGCCAATATTAGTAAACCCACCTGATGAATTTGCTAAAAAGAAACTTACGTTTTTAGTTCCTGCTGTTGGATGTATTACATGACCATTTCCACTCCTTTGAGAACTTAACCAACCTGATACGTTCCATGTTGCTGTGTCTGACTTTCCCCAAACTATTATAGTTTCTTCATCAGTAGCAGGATATCCAGATTGTGAAACATATGATGAAGTCCCATTAAAATTTAAAGAACCTAAATCAGCTGTATCGTAAGTAGGAGAACTTGTTAAAGTCATGTCATTTGAATTTCCACTAATATCATTCCAAGTTGAACCTGTTTTTGGGTAAGAATATCCTCTCCCACAATCCAACCACGCAGTTAAGTTAGTATCTACAATCGATGGAAAATAAGGTATTCCTGAACCACTATTATATAATTTTTTAACATCTGTGGCCGATAATACCTTGCTCCAATAACCAACTTCATCTATTAATCCATCCCAAGCTATCGATGTTCCCGTGAGTCCTGCAAATTTATCAGCAGATCCCATCCTGATATTTGCCAAACTGCCTACTTTTACGGTGGTGACATTTGTGGGACTTCTACTATTTTCTAAAGACCCATTGATGTACATCTTTATGCCATTCGTCTTATTCTCGTAAGTACATACTATGTGATACCATGTCGCAGTTGCTGGTGTAATGGTTGACGCTAAATTATCAAAAGCCAACCCACTACTGACATACCAATAGAACTTCCCTGCCACTATGGCTAATGCATAAACTCTATTGTTGTTAGCACCACCCTCATCCCATTGTGAGAATACAACTGGATAGGTTGCGCTAAAACTTTCAGCTTTAACCCAACATGAAATGCTAAATACTTCACCTCCACTAATATCAACTTGATCCCCTGAAGTAATCGATAAATATTCATTATTGGTTTGCTCAAAATCCGCAGCATTTCCTTGTATACCACTAGCTGTAAAACCCACAGAATTATTATCGGTTAAATCATTTTCAGCTAAATTATTAACATCAAACCTTTCACCACTTTCCGCCTCTAATTCCCAATAAGAAGTCAAATCAATAGGCAACGTATTGTCACCACTAACACTTGTCGCATTAGGTGCTTGAGTCTGTCTTAATCTATGTAGAGTTATGTCGTTCATATTTCTAAGAAAAAGTATTCAATTCTAGTCCCATTATATGTTACAATCATATACATATTTGTACTGATCTCCCAAGTCGCTCCTGTTATTAACGTGCCACCTGTTACTGTTGGCTGCGAAGTTGTATTAATTAATACTTGGGCAAAGCCCCCAAGTGAATTAGTCGATGTAGTGTATGTAGTTAATGTTTTTGCCGCACCCGATGTTCCCGTATAGTAATTGCCCGAAGAATTGTCCATCACCAAAACAGATGTGGCTGCGGTTGTGTCTTGAGTAGGTGAACCTGATGCAGGTAAATTCGTGAAGTTTGTTGCATCTAATACAGGTGCTGCCCCACTTACCAAACTTTGGTTTAATGCTTTCACATCCGCTATAGATGTTAATTCAGAGTCCATCAACGCTCCTGCTGCCGTTACCGATGTACTATCTGTCACATCTGCGTTAGTAGCTATTGTATCTAACTTTGTGCCATCTGTGGCTATATCTCTACCATCTACTGTACCACTTGCTAAAATATCGCCATCTACTTCTAATCCTG